CTTGCTCGAACAGGTGCAAGAGATGAGGGCGACGTTGTTGTCCGCTCAGACTTCCTTGGTAGCATTGGCGTTATCGAATGTAAAGCACCAGGGGCAGGCAACGCCATTGACCTTAGTGGATGGACAAAAGAAGCACAGATTGAAGCCGTACACTACGCAGAAGCCAGAGGGCTTACGCGAGAGCAGGTAATGCCAGCAGTACTAATCAAAGCAAGAGGCAAGTCAATAGAAGATTCGTATCTAGTATTAAGGTTGGGCGATGTATTTGGTGGATGACTTACCAGACATAGTAGCGGTATTAAAGCATTACGGTGCCAACATAAACCGCTCATCTGGTCAAGTCAATATCAAATGTCCATTCCATAATGATAGTCATGCAAGTGCAAGTTTTAATACAAAACAGAATATCTTTAATTGCTTCGCGTGTGGTATGCAAGGCAATAGCATTCAAATAATTGCTAAACAAGAGAGGTGTGATATACGTGAAGCAAAGTCTATCGCAGAAGGAATTACTGGGGAGAGCAACGAGCAAGTACGCGGGAAGCATCTCTCTGGCGGAAGATTACCTAGCAAGCAGGGGAATAACAAAGGAAGTAGCGCGTCTGGCGCGATTAGGCGTAGTAGAGGAGCCTGAACCTGGACATGAACAGTACACGGGCAGACTTAGTATACCGTACATTACGAAGACTGGCGTTGTTGACCTGCGCTTTCGCTCTCTTAACCCTGCCGTTGAACCGAAGTATATGGGTATGGTCGGTGTTGATACTCGGATGTATAACGTACTTGATATTGAAGTGGCTGGAGATTGGATTGGTGTCTGCGAAGGAGAGTTGGACACGCTTACAATGTCTAGGCTGGTTGGAATTCCCTGCGTTGGCGTTCCTGGAGCAAACTCTTGGAAGAAACACTATACGCGATTACTTGCAGATTTCGAAAGAGTCTTCGTCTTTGCCGACGGAGATGCCCCTGGACGCGAATTCGCTGCGAGTCTTTCGAGAGAACTGCCTGTTACTACTGTCACATTTGGAGACGGAGAAGATGTCAACAGTGCTTATATCAGACACGGAGCGCAATTTATCAGAGAAAAAATGGGGTTAAACGTTGATTGAAATTCCACAGTGCAAGGTATGTGGCACACAGTTTGATAACATCTTTGATGCAGTCAATCATCTTATGGATGATGAGGATGAAGTCTTTGACCCTATACTTAAACTACCCAACGGTTACTCGTTACTCCTCGGTTCTTTACTAGAAGAACTATATAGGAATGCAGAAGATGCCGCACTTGTTAAAGATATTACAGAGATGACATACGCTACATTGTATGCAGCGCAGACAGATGTTACTCAAATGAAAGAGTTAGTAGAAGAAGCAATCATTAAGCAACACATGGTAGATATAGATGAAGAATTAAAAGAACTACTAGAGGAGGATGAGTGAGTATAGCAAGAGAGTTACATCTCGAAACGCACCTAGACAATACTGTTCATGAGTTGACAGAGTTGTTGGTTAGCAAGCATAGGGACTATGGTCCAAAGAATATCTCACTAGCCCCTGGCGGTGCTATCAATGGACTGCGTGTGCGTATGCATGATAAGTTAGCGCGTATCAATAACTTAGTTGATAGCGGTGCTGACCCAGAGCATGAGAGTTTGGAAGATTCATTTAAGGATATGGCAAACTACGCAATCATTGGATTGCTAGTACTGAGAGGACAATGGGATAACGAATGAAAATCTTTGGACCATACAAAGGCAGCAAACAAAACGGTGGGAGACCAATCTATGTCTTTAAGCGCAAGAAAAAGGACGGCACTACTACCACTACGTCTTCGAATAAGGCTCGCGTGGATTATGAGAAAGCAACGGGTAAGAGCCTCCCGAGAGACTCGGAAGTAGACCATAAGAATAACAAGGGTCGAGCAGGCGATGACCGTATCGCTAACCTCCGCGTTCTAAAGAAGAAGGACAACGTAGCACTAGAAAACAAGCGTCGTGCTAAGCCTACTACTAAGAAAACTATTAAGAAAGCGGTTAAAAAGAAGCCATGAAAACTATAGTCTGCGTGTCCGATTTACAAATACCTTATCACGATAAGCGTGCCGTTGCCAACCTTGCTGCTTTCATTAAGGCTTACAAGCCAACCGAAGTAGTATCGGTCGGAGACGAAATGGATATGCAGACTATTTCAAAATGGTCAAAGGGTACTCCGTTAGAGTATGAGCGTTCTATCGGTCGGGATAGAGACGAAACAACTCGGGTACTCGAGTCACTCAAGGTCAAGCATATCATTCGGTCAAACCACACGGACCGTTTGTATAACACAGTTATGATGCGTGCTCCTGGGTTGCTCGGGCTACCCGAGTTGGACTTACCACAGTTCCTACGTCTACCAGATATCGGTGCTACATACCATGAAAAACCTTATGAGTTAGCACCTAACTGGTTACTCATGCATGGTGATGAAGGCGCTATGAAGTCTACTGGAGGGCTTACAGCCCTTGGTCTAGCGATGCGCACAGGTAAGTCAGTCGTGTGTGGTCACACGCATCGAATGGGTCTGGCTCATCATACTCAAGCATACGGTTCGTCTACTCCGCAAACCGTCTGGGGTATGGAAGTTGGAAACCTCATGAAGTATAAAGAAGCAAAGTATATTAAAGGTGGACTATTCACATGGCAACAAGGCTTCGGTATGTTGTACGTTGATGGTCGCACAGTAGTACCAGTAACAATCCCGATTGCAAGAGATGGTTCATTCATTGTGGAAGGTAAGGTGTGGGGTCGATGAACTGGGAACGCATTGAACCTTGGGATTACATTGTTGCTCATGTAGCAGACGAGTATCATCGTAAATTTACTATGGTTGCTCGAGAAGATATTAAGCAGTCACTCTATGAATGGTTTGTGTCGCACCCTAGAAAGTTAACAGAGTGGGAAGCATTCTCTAAGAAGTCTGCGCAGAATTTATTGTATCGCTCACTCCGTAATCAAGCATTAGACTATTGCCAGTACTGGAAGTCTAAGTCATTGGGCTATGAGACATCTGATTTGTTTTTCTATGAGCCAGATATCATTGAGGCATTGCTACCAGCGGTACTGCGTGGCGATGTAACAGAAGCACCAGTACTTAACTTAGGTATGCCTGGAAAACCATCTGCACCAGCAGAAGGTGGCAATATGATGGCTATGATGGCTGAAATTAAGGCTGCATATCTGAAATTAAATACAGAAGATAAACATATTCTTTATCATAAGTATGCAGGGTCATTGTCGTATGGTGATATTGCTACAGAACTCGCCTTACCTAGTGATGATGCAGCACGCATGAGACATAATCGTGCAATTAAGAAACTCATCACTAGGCTTGGCGGATTCCGTTCTTACTTAGATAAGGACGAAACAGAGAAGGTAGGGCAAGACGAACCCAACCATGATGAAGATGGTGAGCAAGGACAAGAAACCGATTAGTGTTTCTTTATCCATAAATCTCCCAGCGCTCATGCTCTTCGAACTCTTCAATCTCCCTGCCTCTGGCAGTCCTGATATGTTCTATCAACTGTCCAGGGGTAATGAGGTATCCTCTTGAAGGATTAGGTGGGATGTCGCAGGTGATAGGTCTACCGCTCTCCCATACAATCTCTTTGAGTCGGTGCAATGGTACGATAAGTACCGAATCTTCTAGTACGAATCCCCAATGCGTAGCCTTGCTAACCCTAATGCCAGATGGCTTCCAAGCATTCTCGTTAACGTAGTAACACTCTGTTTCGATATAGATATTACCTGTCTGTACCCATCGTCTATCTGTCTTGACCTCTACGGTATCAATGTGTAGCAGGTCTGCTATCTTGCTCTCTCCTGTTAGCCCAGCCCTAAAGTCTAGGTCCCAATTGCTATCTTTCATTTATCCTCCAGAAGTTTTTGGAACGCTGTGTCCCAGTCGTAACTTTCAAAGTATGAGTCGACACTTTCAACAACTTTGTTTTGTAGTTCCTGCATCTTTTCATTATTCATTTACCCTCCTGTAGAGTAGAATCCCGAGCCATTGAACTTAACTGGTGGCGCTGAGTACAACCTAGACATAGGTTCGTTGCACTCGTCACAGTAAGGTACAATTTCATCATCTGTCATACCTCTAGTGATAGTAATGACATAGCCATCACCATCACACTTGTATTCATAACTAGCCATTAGTACCAGCCTTTCCTCTCATGAAACTTCCATGCCATGCATGGTGTGCCGTATCTGTGCATAATATAGGCGAAGCCTCTGTCTATCTGTAATGGCGCTGGGGTCTTAGGGTCCAACCCTAATATCTGCGGTATCCCTCCAGCATTCTTGCCCATTACCTTAACTTTATTGTATGCCTCATGCCTCCAGTTAGACTCCTTTGTCCATAACTTATGAAGGCATTCATACTGATTATCCGCCCACGATTGTACTACATCATGTGCATAAGCCTTACTGTCCGCTACTTTCCATTCACGAATTTGTGTTGGTTTTTCTGGTCGGCTGGCCGACCGAGTAGATATTCCTATTGCTACTACAACAACAAGTAAAAGTACTAACTTCTTAGTCATATTGCTCCCTCCAAGTAAGGTCTCATCCGTCTTAGAAACATCATTGCCGCGTTCTCCTCATCAGCAGTAACCTTGCCACTCGGACCGACCTTGTTGGTATACCTTTGAGAAGTCTGTCGTCCCGTATTGTACGGGTCAACGCGATAGTCAACCCCTCGTTCCTTAGCGATTGCTATTCGTTGCCCAGCAAGTAAGCCACCCCAGATACCATGTGCTAGGTTCTCTGGCTTGATGCCTTCCTCTAGACACTTCTCCTGAATAGGACATCTACTGCATACACCAATAGCATACTGAACTGTTGGTAGAACCCTGAGGTTCATGGTCTCTGTGTTACCATTATCTATGGTAGGAAACCATGCATCAGGATTATCATCATCGGTACAACTTCCCCGTAGTTGACTAATCATCTCCCCACATCCTATCTGGCTCTTGGTAGCCGTCGTCATCTTCTTCTTCGAGTTCGATATCTAGTGCTATGTCATCATCTAATCGTGGTTCGTAACTCATGCTACCTCCCTTAGTAGTAATCGGACTTGTGCTATGCGTGCATTATGTACATTCTCATGCTTAGAAACGTACAGACCTGTCGTACTCGTTAGCAGTTGCAGATAGTCAATCAAGACTTCCCGCAATTGTTCCTTCTGTTCTGTAGTCATGATGCTCCTATCCTGCATTGTGAGAGGGTACAAATACTCGGTACACCTCTACATTGGTTAGTTCCTTACCCCACTCTAGGGCTAGGTCTTGCGTGTCGAATGGTCCGTAGTGGACAAGTCCATCTACAGTTTGTGTCGAGGTAATCCAACCAGCCACCCACATTCCTGCGAACGGGTCTGTGTGGTCGGCCAGCCGACCGTTAGAATCCGAATGAGTCATTGTAGTATCCACTTACTCTCCCCTTTGCACTATAGGCGTATCGGTCCTTCTCTGGTGTCCAGCATAGGCATGTATCTTGATACATACCGTCACAGTCAAAGCATGTATAGCACATCTCGCAGTAGTAAGGGTTAGCCTCATCTTCTGCTATACCCAAGCAATGAGCGCACTCAGTAATGTATGCACCTTCCGAATAACCGCTGTCGTTAAGCGCCGTAGCCGACGCCGTACTGGGCAAGCCTATGTAGGTAGACCATGTAGATTGCTTGTAGGTAGAGTTAGACCACCACATGCCCTCATCATCCCAGAAGCCTGAACTCTCGTTGATAATGTAGCATGTCTCCTTAGCGTTAGGGTCTAGGGTAAATACTGCAATCTTACTACCTAGCGACCACTTGCTAACCATAGCCCATACATGGTCATCATCTAGTGCAGTAACACCACCCATAGCAGGTAATGTATCCTCTGCAAAGATACGCGTGTCACTACGGCGGTCTCCTGCTGAGATGTTGATGTCAAGAATACCATTGTGTGCTAGGTAGGTATCGTAACTATTCTTGACCTTGAATGGGTGACAGTTCTCCTCATTCTTGACACCATGCGTAGCATAGCGAGCATGGAACATAGCATAACTAGATGGGAACTCCTTGCGTACTTCTAGGAACTCCTTGATTATCTTCTTGCTTGACATACCACGACCTGTGACAATGCCATTAGGTGTGATGACTGCATAGCCGAAGCCATGCGGATTATTACATGATGCACATTCCAAGTCCTTCTTACGAGGCGTGGAATTAGGCGAGGCTACAACGAGTAGACACATTTAGTTGCTCACATTCTGGTCGGCTAGCCGACCGATTAGTAGTTTATCTATACGGGCTGATAGTTCTGGATACAATGTTTCATGCTGGAATACATACCACATCAGGTTGTCTGCACTAAGTGCGCCTTCACACACATCTTGAACAGTAAGGGTTCGGGTGTACTCAACGCTGGCATGCGCTAAGTCTATCTGGGCTTTAATCGTGTCACCATTAACGCTACCTCGGAAGATACGCATCTCTAGTGTCGCTTGATTGTTGGTATTGACTGCTGAATAGCGGTCACTATTGTAATCTGTACTTAACTTGTGCTTGAAAGTACGCATTTCAGTAATGTCATACCCTGTATCCTCATTCCATACACGTTCACCATTGGCATCACGCTTATACTCACGACGATAGATGTCTGTGAACTTAGCCCATTGGTCGGAGGTACGACCTGCTAGGGTTGAATAGAAGTCGGGATTGGAGTACACAAGGTTGAGGAATCGGTGCATGTGCGCACCACCATTGAAGCCTGTGCGTGAGATGTGAATGTGTAAGCCACAGGTTTTAGTATCCCATGCCTTAACCTTCATACCATCCTTGCTACGCAGGTCTTCTAATACACTCCATAAATCGGTAGCCTCATTCTTGAAGAAGTCATGCGACATAGGGTGCGTAACTATCTCGAAGCCATCATTGAGTGAGCCATCATGCTTTAGGTAGGCTAAGTCCATTGACTCCAACTTATGAGCGTGCATAGCCGAAGCAGACTTGCTATCTTTAGCCTCTACCTCTATCTCTATACCAAAGAACAAGCGTTCATTCTTGTCGGTACTATGGAAGATAGCATCAGGGCGGTAACTATAATCATGAATGATACGCATGCCGTCATCACTTGTGAAGTCTGAACATCTATCACACCCGTCTGCATTGTATTCGTCACAGTCGTCACAATAGTACGCATCCTCAGTACAAGGGATACACCAGTTCTCGCCTCTGTCGCTTATGTAAGAACTACCCATTGAATTGTATTCCTCGCACATCTCGCAGAAGTATGCACGATTTTCCACGCACCCTTCACACCATAAGTCACCATCAACCCAGTTGAAACTGTCGTTGGTGGTGCCTATCGTATCGCATCTTTGACATGTGCTAACACAGTCATTACATACAATCTCATCATACGCAGTCGTAATTGAATCATCAGGTGCCATGTCGGTCATACATACCGCACATTCTACAACTGATACTTCGATTTCATCTGTCATTGTCATACCTTTCTTGTCGGCTAGCCGACCATTACTACTTATTGCGCTTTGCAATAAGATTATCTTACACCTTAACTACTTTGCTGTCAATCATGGCATCATTCATGCGAGAGCGTATCTCCTGCATTTCCAATACCAAAGCCTTAAAATCATTACGCTTATGACCTTCCTCTTGCAATCGTAAAGCACCCATGACGGCACTCCACTCACGCTCGGAAAACTCAATCTTAATCATCGTTGGTAAGCCATAACCGTCTCATAAACAGCATCATCTAATTGCCCGACAAGTTCTGACCATTCGCTTTGCGATAGGTCATGCCCAAGAATTTCTTGAACAAGTTGATAGTCGAGGCGTGACTCCCATAAGTTTGTGTCGGAAATTGCGTTCTCCATAAGTTCGTCCGCTGTTGGGTACATCACTTTGCCTCTCTAATCTGTCGGCGCAACTTAATGATTTGCTTCTCTAGTACATACACTCTACGAAATGCAAGGACTAGAACAACATTTACTGCGAATAGTGCGAGTGTTATTGCAAACACATCACTTGTTTGTAGGTACATTTTATAACCTTTCAGTACATGGTCGGCTAGCCGACCGATTAGTAACGATTTGTTACTAACGCGCTCACCGCAGGACTCGCACCTGCGTTACTACCTATCGTGAGCCACCAGCCTAACACCTGCCCAAATCAGGGTAGGCTATCCGCTTAAGGCTTTATTCTAGCATGTAAAGATTATCGGGTCAATTACATTGACTCCTTGTTGGAAGCCTCACGCATAGCGATTACTCCGCGCTCATAGCGTTCACGCTCTGCCTTTTGCTCATTAAGAATGTTCACCTTCACCTGCATACTCTCTACGAACTCTTGTACATTCATTGCCGTTCCTTTCTGTAGTGGTCGGCTGGCCGACCGTTTGGGTTTTATCAGCAAGAGGACATACCCCCTGCCAATAACTCTAGTATAGGTCTTAAATATTATTTATGCAACCCATGTTATTCATCGGGTGTTGGTCGGCTGGCCGACCGTTGCCAGAGGTCGGTGGCACTCATCATTCTGGCGTGGGTTTGTGTTGGATTTTTTCTGGGGTCGGTTCTTGTGGTAGGTCGGTTGCTGCCATCATTCATTCAGAAAGTTTGTGTTGGTTTGTGTTGGCCGAAAAAATGGGCATGAAAAAACCCCCACCCCTTTCGGGGTGAGGGTCTGTCGGCTAGCCGACTATGCTATTTCTGCATCTTCGCGCATCTTGCTTTCGATAGTGCCTAGAATGTCGTTAAGTAGGTCTATCTCCTTATCCCCGATTTGGCTAGGGTTAATCTCGCTCACAAGGGCGTACACCGCTTGCAGGCTTTCCATAAGGCTTGCGTCTTTCTTTGGTGCCTTGCCTGACTTTTCTGCCTTTGCTGCTTTTGCTTTGCGTGTCTTTTCTGCCTGAGCATCATCTACCAATTTAACGGCATCTGAGAATGAGTGCTTTTCTGCCTCACCCTTGCCCAAAAGGTCATAAGCCTTTGCAGCGAAAGTAAGGGCTTTCTTTAGCGGTAGGGCGCGAAACTCTGCATGCTTCTTTTCTAGTGCCTTAAAGGTAGGCAGGGTGCGTACCTGTGATGAAGTGATAAGCGGTGAAACCTGCGCGGTATCGTCGATGCTTTTCTTAACGCTGTTGATACTTGCGGTCTGGCTTTCAATTACATCTGCAAGATTTAGCACCGCAACGCGGTTGCCTTTTTCATTGCTAGAAGTGGCTTTTACGAACACGCGCCATGCTGTATTTACAGCAGGGATAGTTGTGGATACTGGTGCCTTTGGTGCCTTTGTTGCTTTTGACATGATGTGAACCTTTCGTTGGGCTGGCTTGTGCCAGTGGTACCAGTCTAGGGCAAAAAGACGATTTATGCACCATTGAAAGTAATCTTTTTTTGAGCGTGTTTTGGCGGTCGGCTGGCCGACCGTTTGGGCGCGTGAGCGTGAGCCTGAGCGCGTGAGCCTAAGCCTGACCAGACACGCGGGGCAGAATGGTAAGGGTTGGGGGTTGGGTCATGGTATAAGTCTGCCGACATGGCAGGGCGATAGCCCTAACCATTTTACAATTTAGTTTCTAATTTATTTCACCATCTATTTATTTATTCATGGGGGTAATCTATTTATGAATGATGCGTGTAGATAGTTGCTCAATGACAATAACTAAACACTAACAATAGAGCCACAATAAGCCTTGCAAAAGGCTATCTTTGACCCGAGGTTTATTAAAACCGAGATGTATTATGTATATATACTCCATAAATAATTTTCTGTTATATTTAATACCCCCCTCAGAGTACCTAAAGTACTCCTCGGAGAGTGTGACGTACGTCACATCGTACGCATAAGATAAAGGGGTTCGGGAAAATACTTTCCCAACCCACTCGGAAAAGACCCGTTTGAACGGGTCTTCTATAGTATATAGATAAATATCTACGGAGTCGCTCCGTTTAAGACTCCGCTCCTCCTATATATATAATTTGAAATTTTTTTTTATCAAAATGCCCCCCTTATGCCGTTTATAGGGTACGTTAAATCGGCGTTATTAGATGGGACGTTATATGGGACGCAAGGCTGGAAAACAGACCTATGGTAAGGATGAAGCCCAGGCTAAAGTACTGGCTCTTCTAGAACAAGGGGCTACCGTCACCGCTGCTATGGCAGCCGTTGACCGTCAAGATACCGCCTTCCGTCAATGGTCTATGGCAGATGCCGACTTCAAGGAGAAGGCAGATAAAGCCCGCCTTGCAGGAAAGGGCATCAAGCAGGACTTATCCGAACTTAAGGATATGCCCTTCCACGAATTCTCAGAGCAGTTCCTAGGCTCTAAACTCTTTAATCACCAGTTAAACTGGATTGACCTTATTGAGGGTAAACCTCCACGTTGGCTACCTGCGGGTATGACCTATGAGCCAGGAGACCCTAATCGTGTCTTGATTAACGTGCCACCTGAGCACGCCAAGTCGACAACGATTACAACTAACTATGTAACACACCAGATTGTGACCAACCCTAACACGCGAGTGATTATCGTGTCTAAGACTCAGGGTATGGCTCGCAAGTTCCTAGGCGCTATTAAAACGCGCCTTTCCCACCCTGGCTACATGAAACTACAAACGGCCTTTGGCCCTAACGGTGGATATAAGGCAGATGCAACTCAATGGTCTGCTGATATGATTTACCTGGGAACAGGTCGAGACTCTGGCGAAAAGGACCCAACCGTACAAGCCCTAGGCTTTGGGTCACAGATTTACGGAGCACGTGCCGACCTGATTATTCTCGACGACGTGGTGATGGGTTCCAACGCCCATGAGTGGGAAAAGCAGATTGAATGGCTGCAGAAGGAAGTTATCACCCGTCTAGGTAGACATGGTAAACTTATTATTGTAGGTACCCGAGTATCCTCTGTAGACCTCTACAAGATGATTCGTGATGGTTCACAATGGACAGGTGGCAAGACCCCCTTTACATACTGTGCCATGCCAGCCGTATTGCAGTTTGACGATAAACCTAAGAACTGGAAAACGCTTTGGCCTGAAACAGACCAACAAGAAAATGATTTGGACGATGTACTTGAAAATGGATTATACCCCAAATGGGATGGACCCTCGCTCTTTAAGCGTCGCTCTGAGGTCGCTCCGTCTGTATGGGCTATGGTCTACCAGCAAGAAGACGTCCAAGAGGACTCAATCTTCTCGCCTACCTGTATCGCAGGTTCCGTCAACGGAATGCGTAAACGAGGACCTCTAAAACCTAACACCCCAGGACATCCTCAGCACATTGAGGGTTATACTATTATTGGCCTTGACCCTGCTATGGCAGGTGCTACAGGAGCCGTGGTTGTTACATACAACCGAGCAGATGGACGTATCTACGTTCTAGACTGTGTGAACATGACTGACCCAAGTCCCGCAAAGATTCAATCCTTGATTGAGGAATGGGTTGAGAAGTACCGTCCACAGGAACTGCGTATTGAAATTAACGCACACCAGAAGGCGTATGCCTTAGACGATGATTTACGAGCATACTTAGCATCTTACGGATGCCAACTCAACTCTCACTTTACTGGCAAGAACAAATGGGACACGTCTTTTGGTGTTGCGTCCATGTCTATGTTATTTGGCAATACCCGCGATGGTAGATTCCAGGATAACAACATTATAGAACTACCAAGCAATGAGGGTTCTGAAGGTCTGAAGACCCTCGTACAAGAACTTATCACTTGGAAGCCAGATACTAAGAACCCAACAGACTGCGTTATGGCTCTTTGGTTTGCTATCATCCGCATACGTGAAATGATGCAACAGAGCAGCAGTGCATCTAGATGGATGCAGAACAGATGGACAACTCAAGCACAAGCATCCAGACGACAAGCAGTAAATTTAGACGAAGCATTTGCGGACCAATGGTCCCAAACATACGGTTAGGATACCAATGGCATTATCAATGGAACAGGTTGCAGCACGCGTTGAAGCGTTACGCTACCGTAACCACGAACGAGATGCTCGTAATCTAAGCGTACTCGCAGTTCGTAAGGGACAGATTGCATCTGTCTACCCTGAGTTCTTCCCAGAGGGTGTAGATGCTAACGTAGTTGCAAACTTTATTGACGTAGTAGCACGTGACCTCTCAGAGGTTATGGCACCACTTCCAGCAATCAACTGTTCTGCTGCTAACTCTGTTAGTGACAAGGCACGCAACTTTGCTGATAAGCGTACTCGTATTGCTGCTAACTACTTCTCTCACTCTGACCTATCAGTACAGATGTACTCAGGTGCAGACTGGTATCTAACATATGGTTTCGTTCCGTTCATGATTGAATTGGACGAAGAAAGCAAGTTGCCGCGTATCCGCGTAGAAAATCCAATTGGGGCTTACCCAGAATTTGACCGCTACGGACGTTGTGTGGCATTTGCAAAGCGATACATGATGACTCTTGGAGAACTTGTCGCACAGTTCCCAGAGTATGAAACTCAAATCCTTGGTCGTGACGGCTATACACAGGACCTGCATGCTCAGGTTGAAATGGTTCGTTACTACGACAAGGACCAATCAGTTATTTATTTGCCCAAGAAGGGCAATTTAGTTTTATCTCGCGCATTGAATCCAATGGGCAAGATGATGGTTGTCGTGGCGCGTAAGCCATCCATTGATGGTGAAATGCGTGGACAATTCGACGACGTACTCGGTATTCAACTTCTCCGCAACCGTTTCGCCTTACTGGCAATGGAAGCAGCAGAGAAAAGTGTTCAAGCACCAATTGTACTACCTCAAGACGTTCAAGAACTCCAGTTGGGTGGAGATGCGGTTATCCGTACCTCCAACCCTGCTGGCGTTCGTCGTGTCGAATTAAACATTCCACAAGGCGCATTCACGGAAGCACAACTCCTTAACCAAGAACTTCGCTCAGGTACTCGTTACCCAGAAGGACGTTCTGGTAACATTGATGCAAGCATCGTTACTGGTCAAGGCGTACAGGCACTTATGGGAGCCTTTGATACACAAGTTAAATCAGCACAGGCAATCTTTGCATCTGCCCTACGTGATGTTGTCTCTCTCTGCTTTGAAGTAGATGAGAAAATTTTTGCAGAAGAAAAGACAATCCGCGGTGTAGATTCTGGTTCACCTTACGAAATCACATACCGACCAACTAAAGACATTAAGGGTGATTACTCTGCAGACGTCCGTTATGGAATGCTTGCGGGTCTTAACCCAGCACAGGGACTTATCTTTATGCTACAGGCTCTTGGTGGAGGATTAATCTCCAAGGACATGGCTATGCGTGAATTACCATTCACAGTCAATGTTACACAAGAACTTGAAAAGATTGAAATCGAAAACATGCGCTCATCACTTCTTAGTGGTATTACTGCAATGGCTCAGGCCATTCCGCAGATGGCTACACAAGGCGGCGACCCAGCATCTATCGTAACTAAAATTGCGGGAGTAATTGCTGCACGTCAAAAGGGTCAAACTCTTGAAGATGCTATTGCAGAAGTATTTGCTCCACAGCAACAAGTTCCTCCTGCTGGGGCGGCAACTTCTCCTGTTGAGCAGCCGTCCCCTGCTCCAGGCGCGGCTCCAGTAGGAGGCTCTCCAATGGATATGGGAATGGCACCACCAACACCAGCGCCAGACATTCAAACAATTTTATCTACCCTAAGTGGTAGCGGTAAGGCATCGGGACGAGTAACAACTAAGGGATAAAATGACAACTCTAGTAGCGATACAAGGTGACGGTTGGTCGGTACTAGGATGTGATTCACGTCTTAGTGATGAGCATGGACGTTTTCAAATAGCAAAGACTCCTAAGATTGTAGACAATAATGGGATTCTAATTGCTGGATGCGGTTCATCGCGTGCAAGTAACGTTCTACATTATGGCTATGTGCAACCTAGACCTACCGTCAAAGAAGATTTAAATACTTTCATGACGCAAAAGTTTATTCCAGCAATGCGTAAGAATTTTGTTGATGCTGGTATAGATATGAAAGAGGACGGCGATGTTGCACAAATCGATGGGGGATTCCTTATCTCGGTCAAGGGCCAAGTTTTTTCGGTTTCTGAGGATTACTCTTGGGATACCGATGTTCGTAATGTATACGTTATGGGTAGTGGTGGCGATGTTGCCCTCGGCGCATTGGCAGCGTTGGGTGTGGAAAAAGTAAAAACTATTAATCAAGCAGAAACAATGGTTCGCAAAGCAATTGCTATCGCAATTCAATACGATAATATGTGCTCAGAACCAATTCATATCTTTAAACAATTTAAGTAGGAGGCGCAGTGACAACAGCACCAGAAAATCGTGGTGGACCCAATGGCGGACCTCAGTATAACCCTGCCAATGTTTCAGGCACAGGCGGAGCAGGACAAAGCGGTAATTATACAGGTTTTGCATATGGAGAAAACAGCGCATTAAATAACTCTCGCGTGCAGGGAAATGCAGCAGTAGCATCTGTTAAAGCATCAACTCCTTCTTCATCAGCAGGAGCCTACGATGGAATCAATTTATCTCCACTGGGCACATTCATGGACCCAACTAATAATCCATCAGAACCAATTACTGCTGGTGTAGACTTCGGTCCTGGTCCTGGTTCAGAAGCGCTGCCAAACATGTTTAAGAGTGATGCACGTCAAGATGAGAATCTAAAGATTGCTATGTCATATCTTCCAGACTTGAGCCTTGCTGCTCAATCTTCAAACGCTCCAGATTCATACAAGCGTTTTGTAAACTACCTTGTACAAAATGCCAGTGGCGTTCCAAATGGATGATGTTACATTTGTACCTGGAAGTTTTTTTGACAATGTTGATAAGTTTGCCAATTCACTTGGCTACCAAAATGCAGCAATCGCAATTGAACTTGCAATGATTTCATGGCGCTCTCCAGAAGAACGTGATTCTTTTATTGTCGGAATTACTGGAGAAGACGTCAAAGGTGGAAACGAAAAAAATTATATCAAACGAAACTTTTAGGGGGTAAGAATGTCTTCATGGAATTCATTCCTGTCCACAATAGGTGCGGTTGGTAAAAAACTCACAGGCGGTGGGTCTTACCTCAATGCAGATGAGCAAAAAAGAGAAGAAACATTTACTGCAAATGTAAGAAACGCTCTTGATACTGTAAATAAAGCAATCGAATCTACCGCTCCAGGACGCGTGGCCAAGGCTGCAACTAAATCTACAGCAGACTTTCTTCTTAAGGGTGCCGTTCAGTTTAATGAAAAGGTTTACTCACCATTCATTTCTCGTCCAATATCAACAGTAGCATTACTAACTGATGTAAACTCTCCCCTTTATCAAAAGGGTCAATTTGAAGAGGGTTTCCAGTTTGAGGATATCAAGAGAGCCTACAATCGTAGTGAAAAAGTTTCTGCAATGCAGGCACTCACTAAGTCAACTCTACTCCCAATCATTAACCCTTTATCTCAACTAGTTCTTTCTACTGGTAAAATCGACCTTGCTAACGTTAACCTATGGGAAGACGAAAGCATTAAGAAGAACTTTGTTGATAATGCAGTTGGTCGCTGGTACACTGGTGTTGGTGACTTACTTGTAGGAAACAAGGGTATCGGTGTTGCTGGCAAACTTGCTGGTGCTGGTGTAAAGGCTGTTGCAAAACCTGCAGGTCTATACACTAAGGGCAAAAGCGTTGACTCTTTAGCATCAGATATAGATGCTGGAATATTACACGCCAACACAAACGGTACCAAGGGTGCTCAAACTGTTTCAGGAAGCCACGTATTGTTGCTTGCTGGTACTAAAGACTGGGGCGTTATTGAAGACCTAGTCATGAAGTACAGCACTAATGAGAAGTTAATCCCAATCATTCGTGAAGCAACAGATGCAAATGTTGTTAAAGATATTCTTCTTGGTGACAAGGGCAATCTTGCTGCTCTAGAACGCTTAGCCGCAACATCAAGCGATAAACTATTTGATATGGCTGATGTTAAGTCACAAATACGCACCAAGGCTATTCAAAATGGCGAATTGCCTATGCCAACAGGTGTCTCTGCTTTACGTTTAAAGAAAGCATTTGATGACGCTATCAATAATGACCCACAGTTTACAAAGATTAGAGATGCATTCTTTAATGAAAAGGGTGACATCACCTTTGGTGGAAAAGATTTTATGCCTATTGAGCCCATTGTTGGTGCATCTGCACTAATCAAGGGACAAGGCGCAGTCCGTGGAGCAAAGTCTGCAATTCGTGGTAGAGAATATGAAAAGATTTCAGGATTTCTTGAGACTACAATTGGAACAACTGCTGGTGGATTAGTAATGAAGGCTGTGCGACTTGGTGGTCGTGCAACAGAGTCACTACCTGCAGGATTTGTATCTCTATCAGGTATGCGCCCAATGCAGGCACGTGTAGAACTTACTGGATTCCTCAACAACATGAAGATGTTTAGAGATGGTGCTAGTAAAGTTGAAATACAACCTGGAGTATTTGAAAAAGTTTCAGTTGTTCGTGCTCGTTTAGAAAACGAATACATGAATACGCTTGGTAAGGGTTCAATCGTACAGGTAGAAGCACTCAAGTCTATCGATGCTCAAGTTGGTCGTATGCTTGCATACAAGGCTGGCATATACGATGAAACAGCAATTAATAATTATGTAGCAAAGTTCCAGATGAACGTAAGCAAAGGAATGCAGTCTGTTAAAGAAAACGGATTTGGCATTGGCTACGATGGAAATGTTACACTTGTTCAGCCTCAGACATTGCGTCAATTTGCTGAATCCTATCGTTTCACACCTTGGGATGATATTGAATCCCAACTTGATATTGAGGCAGCAAAAGGATTCACTAAAACTGGCAGACAATTAAATCGTGCTGGAAGAGACATCTTTGGTGAACTCAACAAGGTATGGACATTTGACGTACTTGCTCGCCCATCATACGCATTTAAGCAGTCATTGTTTGAACCAATCATTAGTGTTGGTCTATCACAAGGAATTGCTTTTGTAAGAAACGAAATCATTTTAGCAGGCGGTAAAAGAGCATCTAAGAACTTTTACAACTGGTCTGTAGATAACATTAAAAAGAGAGTTACTAATAGAGCAGAGTATAATGCTGTTGTTAGTAACGTATCAGATAGGTCACAGATGTTGCAGCAAGCAATTGCTGCTAAGAACTATGCGGAAGTATCTGTTAATGACCTTCTTAAGAACGCATCTCCTGCTACAAAGTCACAGCATTTATCTGCTGCAAGAAAAGAACTAAAGGCTATTCAAGAAGTTGTTGATGGTATAGAACTAGACTTGCGCGATGCCATGGTTCCTTATGGAGTTACAGAGGCTGTGCCAAGCATGGCAACACTAGAGCGTAGGCTTGCATACCTTGATGCTAATCCAGGAATCACCAAGAAGACTGCAGAGGTTGCTAAGGCTAAGGCAGCGATTGCTAATTACAAGAACATAGTTAGCAAGATGGCAACCAATAAAAAGGTAATCCAGGGTGCTGATGATGCTGTTCAACAAGCATATGTTAGCATTGATAATGCTATTAAAGCACTTGGCGAAGCCAGAATTAAGCAAGCAGATGTATTTGGTAAGAGCGCAAAGTTTAAAGAGCGTTACTACTCAAAAGAAAAGAACACTATTGTTCTTAACGGAACTCAACATCACATTGATTCTTTTATTGAAGAACAGGCTGATGGAAGCGCAAACAACTTTACTGCAGCGGTACGCGCAGAAACACAAAACGCTAGAACACAACAGATTAACTTCTTAGGAGAAATGTCTGTTGCATCAGGTGTTGCTGCCATTAAGCGCAAGATTCCTATGTCAAAGATTGGCGTTGGAGACGAGAACTACTTTGAAGAGTTGGCAGATATCGCTAACCGTCAATACCGTGGTGAGCCTCTAATGGACCTAATCTTTGCAGAAACCCCAGTAGAAAATATTCTAAAATGGGGTAAGACTGCAGAAGGAACAGCATACCTCAAGGCATTTGATGTTGTTGATGAAAAGCAAGCAGTTTCTTATCTTACTGAAAAGGTTGCACTTGTTAAGCGTATGTACCCATCTTACGAGGCTCGCGCAGCGATTCTTAAGGGTGAAGTAAAATCACAGCAACTAGAGAAGTTGCTTGCTCCATACCTTGATGAGTTATATGATATCATCCCATCTAATCACAACTACGAAGCATTAACATTTGGTGTAAGCGGTGTTGCAACCGCAGCCCAGGGCTACAATAAGATGATGACTAAGGTAATGAGTAAACTCGCAAGCGTTGAAAATCCTATTCGTGGTTCTTTGTTTGACAAGTTGGCAACCGAAAACGTTGCACGACGAGCACAGTATTTAATGAACCAAGGTGTCGAGATGACAACTGGTCAGTACAATGCTTTACGTCAAGCGGCAGGCCGTGAGGCTTTGCAAGAGATGGAAAAGACTCTCTACACTATTAACAATCCTAATCGTCTTATTAATTCATTACGTGGAATTATGGCGTTTCCAGGTGCAAATGCTAATGCATTCTTGCGTTATGGTCGCCTTGCTGCCAAGAACCCAGTTCGCGCAGCAGCACTAGTGTCTAACTACGGACGTTCATATACAACATTTGGTGTTGATGAGTACGGCAATCCAACTGATGATATCAATAAGATGTCTCACTTAGTTGTACCTGGAAGCAAAGACTTAGGACTAGGCTCAAGAGGTGAAGGCGTTAAACTTAGCGCTCAGTCTCTAGGCTTCCTTCTTAACCGACCAGGACCATCATTTATTACAGGTCTTTCAGTAGGTCAAATAATGCAGAAGTTTCATAAATCAGAAGCAGACGTTGAAGAACTAATGACGGTTGGCGGGACTAACTGGTACAAGGTTATCTTCCCCTATGGTCCACCAACATCTGTAAGAGATGCGTATACTCCACCTTGGGTTAAGAACATAGTTAATTCTGGACCAGACTGGCAGAGAGAACTTGCAGGTAAGATATTTGGTCAGAGCGGACAACGAGATTATCTAAGTTCTTGGAAATCTGTTTACAACTACAATGCAATGTTGGTTGAAATGGGAATTCAGAAAGAAATGCCATCTGACGCTCAAATAGAAAAGCAAGTAAAGGGTCTATTCCGCGCTAAGTTTCTATCTACATTTGCATCACCATATGCAGGTATTCCTTACAAGATTGACAATGCACCAATGGCGCTTACTTCAAATCTGTACTATAAGTTACAGGAAAAGTACATTGCACAGGGCATGGCTAATCAAGATGCACGTGATGCAGCAGGTGAAGAAATGATTTCTTTGCTTGGTCCACAATTCATGCTTGACAGAGTAACATTTACTGGTTCATCTAAGAACCTTAATATCCCTGCAACAAGCGAAGCATACGCACGCGTATTTGAAGAGAATGATGCTTTGGTTGGACGACTTGCTAATATTGAGCCAGGTGAAATTGGTTTAGTTGGCTTGCTAACTGCTGATTTAGATTACGACCCAGCAAAGCAGTCAAACAATATCCTTGCACTTCTTGCTAATCCAAGTGCAACATTGCCAGGAACAAGTAAGAACCTTAATGAACTCAAGATGACTCCACAGGAGATTGAGACTGAACGCATTAAGCAGCGTACTTGGAACACCTATATGGCTACTAAGGCTGCTCTAGAGGCTAAGATTACCGATGGCAAGACATTACGTGCTCACCCAGAATTAAAGGTTGTTCTAGATAATCTTGCTGCTACTACATTTAGAGAGCAAAGCCAAGCATGGTACGACCAGTACCAACTTGCACAGAGTGGTGACACCTCTTACAAGTATGCTCGCGCATTAACTGAGATTACTAACGACAAGAATTTTATGGCAAAGAATGGCAAGAGCCAACTTTGGCAAGACACTCAAGAATTCTTAAATGCTCGTTCAATGTTTTCTATGGCGTATCAGTCATTACCAGACTACGACCCACGCAAGGCTATGCTAAGAGAAGCATACAACATGTGGACAGAACAAAATGCTGGTCAATGGGATAGCAACTTGAAGACAATTATTACACGATACTTTGACAATGACTCACTAAAGGCGGCTAATTAATATGGCAGATTCAAAAACACCGTTGACAGACGCGCAAAAGATTCCTAGTGATGTAGCAGCAATTATCAATGCTGTCATGGCAAGTAGCGGGGATAGCAAGAATCCACAGGCTGGCTCAAGTACTTCAACTAGCAAGACTAAGTTAACATATAATACAGCGCTAGCAATCATGAAATTGGCTGCAGAAGATGCTGGATATACTCTTAAGTTTAGCAGTGCAGATGTAGCACAATTCATGAAAGAATTTGATGCTGAACAGGCACTTCAAATTGAAAAGGTTGTCACTTCTACTTCAAGTAAAGTAACACCTGGTGGAACTACTAAAGGCGCAGTTGATAGAACAATATCATCAACAGCGCAGACAGAGTATCCATCTTTCTTTGACCCTGGTAATTTTACATCAGACTGGGTCTGGAAGAAAGTTAACTTTAATGACGAAGCAACATTAGGGGCCAAGTCTCTTAATACATTAAGACAAGTACGTAGCCTAGTTGATAAGTTTAATATATTTGGTGTCGCAGACAGAGATATAAGAGTTGCTGCTAAGTCAATTGCTAGGGGCGAAATGACAATTGCTGATTACACAGTTCAACTTCAAAGAGTTGCAGCAAAAGAATATCCACAGTTTGCTGACCGTTTTGCAGCAGACCCAGAAATTACAACCTATGACATTGCTTCCCCTATTGTTAAGATGCTTGCAAAAACATGGGCAATACCAGAAGAAGATATTGACTGGAAAAGCAATCCTATTGTAACATCTTACACCCACTTTGCTGGCGCAGATGGCAAGGGTACTCCACCATCATATTATGATTTACTACTTAAAGCAAAGAATGACCCTAAGTATCAGTTGACCGAAGAAGCGAATAATAATGCACGCGACTCTGCAACTGAATTTGCTAGAGCATTCGGATTTGGACTATAATGGCAATTGAAGGAACTACTCCAAGTGAAGTAGATACAAACGATGTAATCTCGGTACTGAATCGTCTGAATTATTTAGCAAATAAATCAAGAGTTGGTACTCCTGGTATTGGACCCGATAAAGGTAAAGAGTTTAAGGGTGGCTTAACTTCTGAAGAAATGGATGAGTCTAATAAACTATCTTCAACTGTTGAACAGTTACTAAAAGTAAGTCCTCCTGTTTATGGTATTAAAAATTCTGATGGCACAACTACTCTTAGTTATACCAACCCAACAGCCAAAGAAGAAGCAGCATACCGTCAACAGTACGGAGCAAATACTTCTTTAGCACAGGCAGGCGTATCACCTTACGGTGGTGGCAAAGTATTAAACTGGCAGCAAAAGCAAGAGGCAATGAAGCGCGTGGAAGAACTGCGCCCAAAGTATGCCTCATTGAGTTATGCTCAGCAACAAGAGTTTGATGCAATTCAAAGAAATCTTTATGCTTCTATTCTTGTTAATGCAGATAACGCTAATCCAAAAGAGGCTAACGCAACAAGCATTTCTGATAACACCCCTGCACTTCTACAGCAATATGGTCAATGGGGCCCCTCAGAAGGTGTACAGGTAGGAGCAGCGCCTGGTTCTATGCCTGGTGCTACATCTGCTGGACCTGTTAAAACTTTAGTTAATCAAACAAAAGATTCTAGTGGGTCAATCACTAATAGTTATAGTGATGGCTCAACTATCACTGTAACAAAAAGTGGTCAAGTAACCAGCGGTACTGGGCCTGCATCACAATTTAGTTCTCCTGGTTCTCCTGGTTCTCCTGTAGGCACACAATCAGGAACGGGCACACCAGGCTCTGTCCCTAGTTTAATGGGGACTGAGCAATTTAGAACTGTACCAACTGTTTTTAGTCCTGCAGCAGCAGAATATAATGAATATCTTAAAGGCAAAGCAACAGCAGGAACACTTAAAGCATCAGAATTACGATGGACTAAAGATTACAATACACATAGATACGAAACCTTAAAAGGTAAAGCCTTTCAAGGCTTAAAGTTGACTGCGCAAGAACAGGCTGAGTCTGATTTTTTAATAAATCTAGGAGTACAAAAACCTGAGTACAATCCTGGTGCCGCCAATAAGCCAGTTGGAACTCCACCTGCTTATGTTTATGATGGCGTATCAAAGTCGTGGAAAATGCCAGATAAGCCAACCGCTGCTGGTACATGGGTTTTTGATGCTAACGAAGGCTGGGTAGATACAACAGTAGTTCCAGGTTCAAGCGGAATTCGCGCTGATGGAACAGCCACTCTTGCCTTAGATACTTTTAAGAATACCCTCTCACTCCTATTTGGAGCAAAAGAGGCAAGCCAGCCATGGGTTACTGCACTATATACGAGTTCATCAAAGTTTTATAATAGCGGTTCAACTATCTCTGAATCAATTAATCTATCCTTACAAGATGTTCGTTACAACAAAGATTTAAAACCCTTTACAGACCGTTTTAGTGGAATCTATGCTTTAACAGATAGACTTGCTAAAGGTGAAGCAATTGAGGTTCCAACTGTTGCCGAGTACTTCCAAACAGAGTCCGCAATGGGTGATGTTCTTCGTTCTTCTGGCATGGGAGAACTTGCTAATCAAAACTTTCTTGGTTCAGTCATTGGACTTGGTAAATCGGTCCTTGAGGTTACTAAGTTGATTACAGACACATTTGATAGAATTGATAATGCCCCATCTGCTCTTAAGGAAGACCTAAAGTCATACTTCCCTGGAGCAGATAGAACATCTATTGCTAAGGCAATGCTTACTGGTGCAGAAGGTGCTGCTGAGTTAACCAAGAAGGTTAAAGCAGTTAGCGTACAGTCTGCAGCAAAGACACAGGGTGTTAATATTGATTATTTAACTAGTGAAGATATTGCTGCACAAGGTTATGATTATAACATGTCACTTGAAGGCTTTAGAACCGTTAACCAGACAGCACAACGTGGTGCAACACTAGGTAAAATGAGTAACATTGACTTTACCCAACAAGAAGCAATTGCCTCTACATTTCAAGCGAATGCTGATGCTGCAGAAAAAATCAGAAAGATTAAAGAAGAAGAAGTCAACAGATTTAGTGGCACTTCTGGAAGACTAGCATCAAAAGATAGAGCGCTAGGTATAATCTAAATAGAATCCTGAACGGACCTATCGGCCCCGTCAGCGTATTAGACCGATAGCAAGAGCCAGCCTAGTTCCCCGACTAGTCACTGAGGCTTGCGACTACAACGAATAGAAGGGTGGGTTGCTATGAGCAACAACTACTGGGATGACGAAGACGACGAACTAGATACCGATACAGATACACAGATGGACGGAAGTGACCTCTTAAAGAAGTTACGTAAAGCCAAGCGTGCAGATGAAAAGCGTATTAAGGACCTCACAGAGCAACTCGAGACTTTGTCCAAGGGACAGCGTGAGAGAATCGTCAAAGAAACCCTAGAAAAGAAAGGTGTCAATCCTAAAGCAATTCGCTTAGTCCTAAAGGACTTGGATGACGTTAACGAGGAGTCAGTGAATAACTGGCTCGATGATAACGCAGACTTGTTCGGACTAGAAGTTCGCAAGGATGCACCCGAAGTAAATAGCCAAAATCGTGCTACATTACGTCAGCAAGATTTGGTTACACAGGGTGCAACAACACCTGACAGAGCCGAAGATTTATCAATGAGAATTGACAACGCACAATCTGCGGAAGAAATTATCAATATGATTTACGGCTCACAAAACTAATCATAGTTATTCCTAACAATTGGAGTTAAAACATGGCTAACGCCTACGTATCATCAGACTCTGCCTCTTTAGGCGGAACCGCTGGTAGCGCTGGTTTAGTACAGAAGGCATATGACCGCCTTCTCGAGTTTGCTCTCCGTTCTGAACCCCTAATTCGTTCAGTCGCAGACAAGCGTCCCGCTAAGCAAGCAATCCCAGGCTCAACAGTAGTTCTACAGCGTTATGTAGACCTATCAGCAGCAACAACTGCTCTAACAGAGACAGTTGACCCAGATGCAGTAGCAATGTCTACACCAACATCAGTTACTATTACTCTTAACGAGTACGGTAATTCTGTTCTTGTAACACGTGCTTTGGAACTATTCAGCCTTGCTGATGTAGACCCAGCAATTGCTAACATCATCGCATTCAACCTAGCAGATTCAATCGACGCAGTAGCAATGACAACATTGCGCGGCGGAACAAACGTAATCTACTCAGGTTCAACAGCAACATCAACAGCAACAGTAACTGCTGCTGCAACACTATCTTCTGCTAACATCCGCAAGGCTGTTGCAAAGTTGCGTGCAGGCAAGGCAGTAGCCCGTAAGGGTTCACTATACTGGGCTGGACTTCACCCAGAAGTTTCACACGACCTTCGTGCTGAGACAGGTTCTGCTGGATGGCTTCTTCCTAATCAGTACGGTTCTTCACAGGACCGCATCTGGGCAGGAGAAATTGGTACATACGAAGGTGCATACTTCGTAGAGTCACCACGCCTATACTCAGCAACTGACGGTGCTTCATCTGCAAAGGTGTACCGCACAATCATCGCTGGACAGCAAGCGCTTGCAGAAGCAGTTGCCGAAGAGCCACATGTAGTTATCGGACCAGTTGTCGACAAGTTAATGCGTCACCGCCCAATGGGTTGGTACGGCGTACTTGGCTTTGCTCGCTACCGCGAAGAAGCACTATACCGAATCGAATCAGGTTCATCAATCGCTTAATTGATTGACGGTTGAGCAGGGGGAGAAATCTCCCTGCTTAGCAGTAAATCCATTATAAGGAGAATCATGGCAAACTGGACATTCACAACACCATATGTACTAGAAGGTCCATCTGGTGGACATAGGTTATTCTACTTTGCCAATTTGCGCAAAGGAATTACTATTGTTAAGAGTGATGGCGAATACTACCAAACTCGTTACGCAACAGATGAAGACTTGGCTACTTACCAAGAAGTCTATCGTGGTGGTTATAACCATACAGTAGATGATGCAACAAAGGCGGCACTAATTGCAGGGGGCGTAGATGTCACGGAAGAAAACTTTACAGCACAGTGAGTGCGACCATATAAGCAAAGTTCTTAAATGGGGATACAACTTAATAGATGGCGACATGGTTTCATATGTAGCATTGTACGGATGTACTAAGTGCGATGAGACATCAGATGTTCCATTCATATCAGATGACTTCGAGGCGATAGACCACACCAAGTGTGGCGGTCCATTTGAATGCTTCGGATGCAAGGCAAAAGGTCTACAACTTAATACTGGAGATGCAACAAGAGATATTTCTGACAAGAAATGGACCTCAGAGTTGCAGGCATACAGAGATGCTAAGGCTCAAGGAATCCAACCAGGAGGCACATCACGTGCTCATGTTGAAGCAGCCTACGCAGCATCTGAGACTATGGGTAAAGCCTACAACTCAGAGACAATGCCTAAAGCACATCAGATTGACAAGAAAACCACCGAAGTCATGAAAGAGATTGGACAAATATAATGTCAGCAAAAATGGAGAAGTACAAGTCAATGGCTGCCATGAAGCGCCATGAAAAAGTTGAAGGTGCCAAGGAACGTATGATGGAATACGGTCCTAAGAAGAAGGCTGTTAAAAAGACTGCAAAGAAGGCTGTCGCCAAGCGCGTAGCAAAGAAGACTGCAGTAGTACGTAAGAAGGGCATGTAATCATGGCACGCGAGAAGTATACAACTACTAAGGTAGCAAAGAAGAACGCAGATGCACAGGTAGCAAAAGTTGTAAAGGACTTTGGTTTTGCCAAGCCTGAGCCACGTAAGATGTCCTACCTAGAAAACCTTATGCGTGAGGCAAAGCAGACTGCAGGTCGTGCAAGCAACGCAGTTGACAAAGCATTACAGTCTGACTACGAGAAGAAGTACAATCGCAAGATTGGCAACAAGATTGGTTCGTCCAATGTCAAGGAGCAGGTTGGTCAATTCGTTGGCGCTCTTGCTCTAGGTCGTCGTTACGATGACAAAACAGGAAAGCAAATCAAGGCAAAAAAGAAGTAAATGAAAGACTCACGATTAACACGGGCTGGAGTAGCAGGCTTTAACAAGCCTAAGAAAACTCCAAGCCACCCTACTAAGTCACACGTTGTTGTGGCTAAGGTAGGTAGCCAGATTAAGACCATACGTTTTGGGCAACAAGGCGTTTCTGGCTCACCTAAAAAAGCAGGAGAGTCTGCATCGTACACAGCGCGTCGTAAATCGTTTAAGGCACGCCATGCAAGTAATATATCCAAAGGAAAAATGAGTGCCGCATATTGGGCAGACAAGGTGAAATGGTAATGGCAAAAACAGCAGATGAAGCACGTAAGGCAGCAATGACAAAGAAACTTCCAACACGCCCAGCAGGAAAATTAACTAAAGGCGGAGGAAAAGGTTTATCAGGAGATGCACTAGTCGGTAAGGTATCTCAGAAGACAATTGATAGCATTAAGAAGTTGGGCATGACAGAAGCCCTAAAACTTGCTGGCAAGAACGGCAAGACATCTGGCGGAATGGCACGTGAATTCCAAGAAGGCGTACGTCGTATGTATGGCGCAAAGCGTCTTGAAGCAGCAAAAACAAAGTATGCTCCAGTTAAGGCAAAGACTGCAGATGCAGCACGTGGTGGTGTAACAAAGCCAGCACCAAAGCCAGCAACTAAGCCAACTACAAAGCCAGGTACAAAGAATAATTCTAACTTTGGCAAAGCAGTTGGAGGACTCTACGGAGCAGCAGCAGTTGGCGCGATGGTCCTATCAAAGGGCAAGGCAGCAGGCTTAGCAGCCAAGTTGTCACCAGCAGTAGGCAAACTTGCTAGTTCAAGTGCTGGTAAAGCAGTATTTGGTACAGGCGAGAAGTTGACCAACAAGGCTTTTTCTACATCTGGAAAGATTGCAGCGAAGGTTGGAAAGCCAGTATCGCAGACACAATTTGATGCCATGAAGGCTGCAGCAAAAGCAAAGGGTATCAAGGCACCTACTGCAGATGCAGCAAAGGCAGCAGCAACTAAGCCAAAGCCAAAGGTCAAGGCTGGCAAGGCTGGAATCGCAACCGCAGGCGCAGGGCAAACAAAGAAGAAGTAACTAACAAAGGTGGGGACAATGGCACAAGAAACAGTATCAATCGCTTGGTGTGACAATGGTATGGTTGACGGCAAGTTTATGCAAGGCGTTACAGACGTTATGCTTAAATCTGGCGTCAACTTTACCTCCACCCTGAGAAGTCAAGGCAACCAGATTGCTAGACAGCGTGAAAAGATAATTCGTTACTGGTATGAGAACAACACCTCAGAGTGGCTACTCTGGGTTGATTCAGATGTTGTTATCAGTCCAGAAAAGTTTAGACTCCTGTGGGACAATAAGGATGTGGCAGAACGCCCTATCCTTACTGGAGTTTACTTTACAACAGACACGCCAGAAGAACCTTTAATGATTCCAATGCCAACTATCTTTAACTTTGCAGAAGCAGAAGATGGTGTGGTTGGCATCAAGCGAGTTCACCCAATGCCAGAGAATGAACTTATTAAAGTTGAAGCAGCGGGTATGGGATTTGTTCTTATGCACCGAAATGTAATTGACAAGATTATTGAAGCAGTTGGCAATGAGATTGCTATCTTCAATGAAATTGGAACTGGTAAGTCATTCATGGGTGAAGATATCTACTTCTTTGCACTAGTTGGCAAGGCCGACATTCCAGTCTACTGTCATACAGGTGCGGTAGTTCCTCATATGAAACGATTTTCATTTGATGAGCATTACTATAAAGCATTCTTTGGTGGAGTTAAAGAAGAAAAGAAATCTAATTTAGTACTACCAAAGCATTATACGAAGGGTTAAACAATGGCACTAGGCATAGCAGGAAGCAGTCTTACAGCAGAACTTAACAGGCTGGCAGGCATTACCGATGTAGCAAAATTTCTTGACGAACAAGGTGCTGCTAATGCTTGGGCTGGTACCACTGGTCTTGCAACAGTAGGCGCTTTGAACATCAAGGCAGAGGCTGGACGCACAAGAGATAAGTTTAAGAAAATAAACGGTATCTGTAATGAACTTGCTGGAACAACTGGACTAGCAGCCCCTGCTGCCTTAAGGAGCATCAACGCATGACAACTACTTTAGAGAACATGATTGATGAAGTCCTGATTAACCTTGCAGGTTATACCTTTCAACAAGACCGCGCAACTCACCTTACAAGTGCAGTAACTACAACAACATCAACAAGTGCTTCCCCACTCATTTTATCTCTTGGCTCAACAGAGTCTGTCGGTAAGGGTATTGTTGAGATTGAAGAAGAGTTACTATGGGTTGACTCATATGACCGCATTGCTAATACTGCAACCGTCTCTCCTTACGGACGTGGCTACCTAGGTTCTACTGCTGCTACACACGCTGCAGATAAGAAAGTTACCATTAGCCCAACCTTCCCACGTCACTCAGTTAAGCGTGCCGTCAACGATACAATTCGTTCATTAGGTTCAAACATCTTCTCAGTAAAGACAACAACCTTTACATACAACGCTGCAATCTCAACATATGCTTTTGCTAATCTTAACATTAAGAATATCATTACAATTGCTTGGCAGTCAATTGGGCCATCTAAAGAGTGGGTACCAATTCGTCGCTATGACCTTGATGCAACAGCAAACCCAGAAGCATTTGGGTATACAAGTGGCACTGACATAGTACAGACAGTTACACTTGGTGAGGCACCAATCTCTGGTCGTACAGTCAAGGTTACCTATGCAACAGACCCAGTAGCCTTTACAACTAATGCACAAGACTACTCAACACAAACTGGCTTGCCAGAATCAACAAAGGATGTTGCAATCCTTGGTGCAGCGTATCGTCTACTGACATTCCTTGACCCAGCACGTGCTTCTCAAGTTAGCCCACAGGCTGACGAAACAGACTCTAAGCGCCCTTACGGCGCTTCACAGAGTGCAACAAAGCAACTCTATGCCCTCTACCAACAGCGTCTTAATGAAGAAACAAAAGCACAACAGCAGAACTATCCTCCAAAAGTTCATTACTCCCGCCGATAAGGAACCTGAATGACAACTAGAAAATACTCATCCCGCTCTCAGCAAACAACGCTGACTGGCGCACTTACATCGTCTGGAACCTCAGCGACTGTTGTATCAGGCTCTGGCTTGCTTGGCGGTATCACCGTCTCTGCTGGAGAACTGTTTACAGTTGTTATTGACCCAGATACAGCACTTGAAGAAATTGTAGATGTTAGTGCCGTCAGCACTAACACACTAACAATTGTTCGTGGAATTGACGGTTCAACTGGACAGGCTCACTCAGCAGGTGCAGTAGTTCGACACATGGCAATTGGTCGTGACTACCGCGAAGCCAATACGCACATAGAGGCAACCACAGGACACGGTGCAACAGGTGCCGTAGTCGGTACAACTAACACACAGACTTTAACTAACAAGACTTTAACTAGCCCAGTATTGACTACTCCAGCGCTAGGAACTCCAGCATCTGGTGTTCTGACTAATGCTACAGGACTTCCAGTTGCAACAGGTGTTTCTGGTCTAGGTACAGGAGTTGCTACATTCCTTGCTACTCCATCTAGCGCAAATCTTGCTGCCGCTTTAACAGATGAGACAGGTAGCGGAGCAAATGTATTTGCTACCAGCCCAACAATTTCTAGCCCGACCATTACTGGTACTGGTGCTATCGCAGGTACATTTACAGGCAACATTACAGGTAACGTAACTGGTAACGTAAGCGGAACATCTGGTTCTACTACTGGCAATGCTGCTACAGCAACAGCACTTGCTACTGCTCGTACATTCCAATTAACTGGAGATGTAGAAGCAAGCGGGGTTACCTTTGATGGGACTGGCAATGTAAGCCTAACAACAGTTATTGGTACTGGGGCTATTGTTAATGCTGATGTAAATGCATCTGCTCAAATTGCTTATAGCAAGTTAAATCTTACTAATACAATTGTAAATGCAGACGTTAACGCATCCGCTGCTATTGATAAGACTAAGATTTCTGGAACAGCAATTACTGCTGGAGATACTGGAACTGTTACATCAACTATGATTCTTGATGGAACAATTCTTAACGCTGACATTAATGCCTCAGCAGCAATTGACTGGACAAAGATTGCCCCATCATCAACAGTATCTGCAACTGAACTTGGATACCTAGATGGCGTAACTTCTGCAATTCAGACTCAGATTGATGCTAAATTAGAAACTGCTACAGCAGCATCTACATACGCTCCTCTTGCAAGTCCAGCCTTGACTGGTGTACCTACTGCTCCAACTGCAGCAGCAAATACTAATACAACTCAGGTTGCTACTACTGCTTATGTACAGACAGAGATTACAGATTTAATTGCAGCAGCACCTGGTGCGCTAGATACTCTTAATGAGTTAGCATCAGCACTTGGTAACGATGCATCATTCTCAACTACTGTCACTAATAGCCTAGCAACTAAGTTGCCTTTGGCTGGCGGAACCATGAGTGGCGCTATCGCTATGGGCACTAGCAAGATTACTGGTCTTGGAACTCCTACGACTGGTACAGATGCAGCAACTAAGGCTTATGCCGATACTATGCTTCCTCTGGCTGGTGGCACAATGTCAGGTGCAATCGCTATGGGAACCAATAAGATTACTGGAGTTGGTGACCCAACCAATGCTCAGGATGTAGTCACAAAGTACTATTTAGATAACGTAGTCCTTGCTCCGTCTAACTTGACTGGTCCGATTACATCAACAGGTGCAGCAACTTCTATTGCATCTCAGACTGGTACTGGTACTAAGTTTGTAATGGATACAAGTCCAACACTTGTAACTCCAGCACTAGGTGTAGCAACTGCTACCTCAGTCAACGGAACCACTATCCCAACATCTAAGACTCTAGTTGCTACTGACTCGACTACTTATGTAGTTCCATCTCAGACTGGCAACTCAGGCAAATACCTCACAACAGATGGAACAACATCATCTTGGGGAACTGTTGACTTAAGTACAAAGCAAGATGCACTGCTTACAACTAATGCTCAAGCATCCTCTTATACATTAGTTCTTACGGATGCTAACGATTTAATTGAAATGTCTAACGCTTCTGCAAACAATCTTACAGTTCCACTAAACTCATCTGTAGCCTACCCTACAGGCACTCAGATTCATATTCTTCAAACTGGTGCTGGTCAGACTACAGTAGTAGCAACAGGTGGTGTAACTATCAATGCTAGTCCAGGATTAAAACTAAGAGGACAATGGTCAGCAGCAACGCTTATTAAGCGTGCAACAGATACTTGGGTCCTTGTTGGCGATTTGAGTGCTTAATGCCAATACTTGGAATCATAGCATCTTCTGAAAGGTCAGTTCCTAACGCGCCTACAATTGGTACAGCAACAGACGTTGGCACTGCTCGTGCCTATAACAATGGTTCAGCAACAGTAACATTTACTGCACCTGCTTTTGATGGCAAGTTACCTATCACTTCTTACACAGTTACATCTAGCCCAGGTGGATATACAGCATCTGGTGCTTCATCTCCATTGACTGTTACTGGTTTGCAATCATCTACATCTTATACATTTACTGTAACTGCTACTAATGCTATTGGCACAAGTGCTGCATCTAGCGCAACTGCAAGCATCACTGCAACTACAGTTCCTCAGGCTCCTACTATTGGAACTGCTACTGCTGGCAATGGTTCTGCAACTGTTACTTATACAGCAGGTGCAACAGGTGGCAAGGCTGTGTCTGTATATACAGCAACATCAACTCCAAGTTCATTAACAGGAACAGGCGCAAGCCCAATTACAGTTTCAGGATTGTCTAATGGAACTGCTTATACCTTTAAGGTTAAGGCAACAAACGCAAATGGTACGTCATTAGAATCTGCTGCATCTAACTCAGCAACTCCTGTTAATCCAGGACCATCTACTGTTACTTACTTAGTTGTTGCAGGTGCTGGTGCAGGTGGCGGCTTCGGTGGCGGCGGCGGCGGCGCAGGTGGCTACCGTACATCTACTTTATCTGTTGCATCGGGCAGCGCTTTGACCGTAACTGTCGGCGCAGGCGGCACTGGTAACAGCGGTAATGATGGAACCCCTGGAAATAATAGTGTCTTTAGTTCAATCACCTCAACTGGCGGCGGCAAAGGTATGAACGCAAATAATGGACAAAGCCCGCAAGGTGGCTCAGGTGGTGGAAGTGCGCCAGCAGGTACAGGCACATCTGGTCAAGGCAATAATGGTGGCACATCATTATCTGCGTTTTCATCAGGCGGCGGTGGCGGTGGGTCAAGTGCAGTTGGCGCTAATTCGGTGTTAAACACTGGCGGAAATGGTGGCGCGGGTACTGCATCATCAATTACTGGCACCTCTGTAACTCGCGCAGGCGGTGGCGGTGGTGGTAAAAGCGGTACTGGTGCGGCAGGTGGAGGTAACGCAAGTAACAACGTAAGTACTAACGCAACTGCTGGTTCTGCAAATAGTGGAAGCGGTGGCGGTGGCGGTGCTACTGGTGGCGATGGAACAAGTCTTACTGGTGGTGCAGGCGGCTCAGGTATTGTAGTTATTTCTTATACAAATACTTTTGCCGATGCATCGGCAACAACAGGTTCTCCAACATTTAGCAACACTGGTGGAAACAAGATTTACACTTGGACTGGAAGCGGGAGTATAACTTTCTAATGGCACACTTTGCAAAACTAGATGATAGCAACATTGTTCTTGAAGTAAATGTTCTTAACAATGAAGTAACTAACAACTTACCTTTTCCTGAGTCAGAACCAGTAGGCATTGAGTTCTTAACTGAATGGTCAGGTGGCTATACTCATTGGCTACAAACTTCTTACAATAACAACTTCCGTAAAAACTATGCTGGCATTGGTTTTCTTTATGACCCAATCCGTGATGCTTTTATTGCACCTCAACCATTTGCTTCTTGGATATTAAATGAAACAACTTGCCAATGGGAAGCACCAATACCTTACCCAACTGACGGTAAATATTATTATTGGAATGAAGCAACAACCAACTGGATAGAAATACCTACAGAATAACTAAGGAGTAACGGTGGCTGGTAGAGATATAACGGATGGTCGAAGTACCAATTCTATTGCAGTTGACGTAGGCGTAGTATCATCTACTTCACTATGGCAGAATACTGATGTTGCTTACGATGTGGCAGTTGGTGGACTTCCGTTCATTTATGCAATCAATGACTCACGTCCGTATCTTCGTCAAACAGCACCTTTCCGTAAGGACCAGTTTGACAATGGCACAGAACCAGGAGAGCAATCTCTAACTGGTTGGTGGATTCGTTCACAGATGTCATTCCACTCTGGCTCAGGTATCAAGTTCTTTGACCCTGCAACTACTGATGAGAACGGCCATTATCGTTTTGCAGACAGTAGAGGCATCGATGTATGGACTAAAGGTGAAGCAACCTTACTTAATGACGTAGATAATAATCACATTACAACAGGCGCAGTCACAGGTACAGACCATCAACATACTAATCAGCATACACGCTCAATTCAGTACAATGGAACAAACGCTGTGTTACTGCATGATGAATTTGACGTAGATAAGATTGTCCCAGGCGCATCCCCTGTTCACTTTATTGATTATATTTCTGGTACAGACCGCAAAGTATTTGCTATCTGTGATGATGGAGTAAATGCTTACTGGATAACCAATAAAACAGTTGGTGGCAATCAACGCCTTACTATGTTTAAGAAGCCATTAACTGGAGACTCAACTACTGGTTCATCTAATCCATCTGCAACAGGTGATGTTACTCAGATGTTCCAAAGCGGTGATACTGAGATTTTGTACGCAGCAATGGAATTCATTAAAGACCGAATTATCCTATGTGTAAACAATAAAGTTTTTGAAGTAGCAACTGACGCTACCACGTTACCATCTGCAGTTTATACAAATCCTAATACTAACTACCATTATACATCTGTGGCTGCATCTGGTCCTGCTATTTACACAGCGGGTCACTCAGGCATCTATTCAACTATCCAAAAGTACACACTAGCAAGTAACGGCTCAATGCCAGTTCTTTCTTCTGCAGTAGTTGCAGCAGAATTACCTGCTGGAGAAATAATCGAAAAGATTTACTATTACCTTGGATACATGATGATTGGTACAAATAAAGGCATACGTGTAGCAGCCATTAATGACCAAGATGGTTCTATTAAGTATGGTCCGCTTGTCGTTGAAACATCTCAGCCATGCTATGATTTTGCAGCACGTGACCATTACGTATGGTGTGCTACTGGTATTGGCTCTCTTAATGGCGGATTAATTCGTATTGACCTAGATAATGAATTAGACACATTGCGCTTTGCGTATGCAAATGACCTTGAAATAAGTCAAACAACAGAACACTTTACTACAGCAGTAGCATTCGTTGGGGCAACTAACAAGTTAGCATTTGCAACAGCGCACAATACAACTAATGGTGCAATTTATACAGAGTCAAGCAACTTAGTTCCATCTGGATTTATCACAACAGGTAACATCAGATACGGAACTCTTGAGCCTAAGAACTTTAAGCGCTTGCTTGGTCGCGGTGACTTTACCTATGGTTCAATGACGCTTGAAACTATTGATAAAAACGGTGTTGAGTATGACCACATTTCATACGATTCAGCCATTCCTCCAATTGAGGTTGGAACATCTAGCCCAGCAACCGCGCAAGAGTATGTAGCCTACAAGTTTATTCTCTACCGCGATGCAACAACATCTTCACTTGGACCAACCTTCAAGGGATACCAGGCAAAGGCAACTATTGCTACTCCACGTCAGCGCATTGTACGCTTCCCCGTATATTGCTTTGATGTTGAGACAGATAGATTTAATACTGTAGTTGGATATGAAGGCAGAGCCTTCGACCGTATTCAACTATTAGAAGATGTAGAAGAGTCAGGCGATGTTTTAACATGGCAGGACTTATCAACTGGCGAATCTCGTCAGGCAGTAATCGAGCAAGTTACATTCACCCGCATGACTCCACCAGATAAGCGCTTTGATGGCTTTGGTGGCGTGCTTGAAATCACTATCCGTACCGTATAACTCTTAGGAGCGCAAATGACTGCAGCAAGTTGGGCTGGTTTAATCGTATCCATCATAGCAATCGTGTCGGCATTTGCTGGCTCTGTTAGATGGTTAGTTAAGCATTACCTCTACGAACTCAAGCCCAATTCTGGCTCAAGTCTTAAAGACTCAGTCATTAGGTTAGAAGAAAAAGTAGAAATACTATATCAGATGATGTTACAACGAGGGAAGAATGAATGAAACCTGTAGTCAAGAAAGCCACGCCTGCTGCAATTGCTGTTCTGCGCCAAGCGACGGCATTGCGACCGAACCGCAAGAAAACATCAGATGGGCTCCTACCCAGTGCTGCTCATATAAATCAGAATCCTGATTCAGACCACAACACAGGATACGCAGTAGACTTAACCCATGATACAAATGGTGGAATTGATTGCTTTGATATTTACAAAAAGATTCAGTCCGATAAGCGCGTAAAATACATTATTTTTCACGGCAAGATTTGGTCAGCCAAAAATGGTGAGGCTCGCTATACTGGGATAAATCAGCATAATAAACACCTACATATCTCAATCAAGGATGACTGTGGAAATAATACATCTCCATGGTTTCCATGGTTGGGTAAAGTAACAATCGTCGCTAAAGTAAAGGCAGCAGTTAAACCTCTACCTAAGAAGAAAGAGAACAAATGAAAAATCTACTCAATAAGAAGCAAACAGCAGCCGTTAAGTCATATCTTCGCGCCTTGCTAGCATCAGCCATTGTGATGGGCATCGCCCTTCTTACAGATATGGCACCTCAGTACGCTGTGGTAATCGGCGCATTGGCAGCACCTGCTGCTAAATGGGCAGACAGAAACGAATCAGAGTACGGCATTGGCTCCACAGAATAGCATTTAAACGCCCCACAAGGGCAATTTAAGACAAGAAACCCCCTTACCTTAGTGATTATACTAGGGCGAGGGGGTCTTTTGTCGTTTCTGATGCAAACCTTGGCTACTGGAACGTTACTCAGTAGTAGCAGTTAATGCCAGTCAACATTGTTATTCTTGGAACTCCTCTTCGAGGTTATCCCAGAATTCTTCATACCGCTTACCATTGATACGAGCCTTAATATCGTAGTATACAGCCTCTACCAGGTAGAAAGTTGCGATACCTGCTAGTGATGCTAAGAACGTTTCTAGAAAGTTAGACATAGTACTCCTTAGATATAATATATATTATATAACTACTATATAAGGCCGAAGGCCTTTATATAATTACTTACATAACTAAGTATACACAGACCCTAGCCCATCGTTGGGAAGCACTGGAGGGCAACGGTCTTACGACCTGTGTGTATACTTCCATCTATGTCAATCAAACTAGAAGAATATACCCTACCAGAGCATATGTCCTACTCTGCGTTTACAACTTACCTAACCTGTGGGTACCAGTACTATCTCGGCAGACTCCTCAACAAGGAAGAAGCCCCATCCGTCTGGTCCGTTGGAGGCTCAGCATTCCACTTAGCATGCGAAACCTACGATAAGGATAACCTATGATAAGCGATGTCCAAAACCTGTGGACCGAATCCTGGAACCTCTGCAAGGGTGATACTGACCTAACCAATGCTCGCGTTGGCGGTCGTGCTACCAAGGCTAACCCCAACAAGGAAGACCAGACATTCTGGCAATCAGCAGGACCACGTTGGGTTGAAGGCTACATCGCATGGCGCAAGACTAATCCTGGATGGAAAATCTGGACAGCGCCAGATGGCAACCCAGGTATTGAACTTGCACTAACCCCTGTCGTCAATGGCGTACCAGTCAAGATGATTATTGACCGTGTGTTTGAGGTCAACGGAGAACTGGTCATTGTCGACTTAAAGACATCACAGAATACACCAACCAGCAGTCTACAACTTGGCTTCTACAAACTAGGTCTAGAGCAGACCTTTGGTATAGAGGTCAAGTGGGGCACCTACTACATGTCTCGCGGTAATAACATATCCGAGATGGTAGACCTATCTGAATACACGTTCGACAAGATGGAGTACCTAATCACGCAATTCGACGCTGCCCGCAAGGCTGCGATATTCTTACCCAACACAAACAGTTGCCAGTACATGTGCGGTTTAACCGAGTACTGTCAATTCTCTATTAAGAAGGATAAATAAATGGCCGAAGACTGGAAGTTACAAGTATCATATAAGTTGAACTCGGGCGACCTAATCAATGTTCGTGCGCAATCAGCGGATGAACTAAGCGTATTGCTCGAAGGCATTGGTGACTTTGCCACACAGATTGCTGCAACGCAACGCCTGCTTTCGGGGGTAAGCGCAGCAGCCCCTTTAGTGACATCGCCTTCAACCGAAGGCACATCGCCAGCGCCTTACTCCGCACCACCCCAGGCGCAGGCTCCGTCCGCTACGGCTCCAACAACCCAGCAACAGGGTGGACCGACATGTCAACACGGACCTCGCAAGTACAAGTCGGGAATCTCCAGCAAGACGGGAAATCCTTACGCAATGTGGGTCTGTCCGATGCCTCAGGGCGCGGACCAATGCAAGCCAGTCAACTAATACCAGAAGAGTTTCCATTTTGAATTAACTAGGGAAGGGTACCAATGAGAACACTAGTACGCTCAGTAGGACGTGCCTCTATTGGAGGGGAACCTTTACCTAGTTCGTTCAAAGCATTCGAAGCGAATAAGATTATCATTCGTCGTTCAGAAGTTTCTATGTTTGCAGGAGCACCTGGAGCAGGTAAGTCTACACTAGCCTTAGCGCTAGCACTTAAGACTAATGTTCCAACTCTATACATATCTGCGGATACTAATGCACACACTATGGCGATGCGTCTGGCATCTATGATATCGGGGAAGAGTCAGTCAGACGTAGAGCAGAAACTTAATACTGATGTTGGCTGGACTAAAGCAGTCCTCCAAAAAGGAAACCATATAGTCTGGTCCTTCGAATCATCACCAACCTTAGAAGACATCGATGAGGAAGTCCAAGCCTTTGAGGAACTATGGGGATGCAGTCCTCACCTCATTGTCTTGGACAACCTTATGGATGTTGCAACAGACGGAGGCGAAGAATTCGCTTCTATGCGTGCAATTATGAAGGAGTTGAAGTTCCTTGCGAGAGACACTAACGCTGCGATTGTGGTACTACATCATACTTCGGAGGCAGTTCCTGGGAATCCTTGTCAACC